TCATAAAGACCGCAATCGTAAAAACAATGATTTAAGCAATCTTGAGGTTTTATGCCCTAATTGCCATTCATTGGAACACTCTAAGCATATTTGCCACGGTTTTTCAGAATAATGGCATAGTTATTTCTTCTTAGCCGTCTTAGCCGAATCTTTAAAATCCTTGGCAGAAGGCGCTGCCTTGCTACCGACTTTATTCATTTTTTCACCTGAACCAGCCTTGATACGTGCTTGTTTAGCGTGAATATTACTGTAAAGACCGGGTTTTGTAGCCATTTCAACACTTCCAACGTTTAAGGGCGGCTTTAGCACGCTCACCGTCTTTGGCATTAGCTGCTACTGCACCCATTCTTGCACAAAAAGAATCTTTACGGCCCTGATCTGCCTTGGTTTTAGGATTTGGAGCAGGCGCTTTCAAGTTAGAACCAGTTTCACGATTGTACTTCTCGCGCCCCTTCTCAGTTAACCCAGCACCTTTGGACACGGGTAATTTTTCACCGCGACCTACAGACAAAGAAACTGATTTCTTGGTTGCCATTTAACTTCCCATCCATCCACTTGAAACAGAACCACGTTCCGTGGCGCGTAATGTATGCGGTTTTTCACGATATTCTCGGTGAGCCACAGGAAAAGCAAAGGTTACGCATATTGCGTCAGCCGCATCGGGACTAGCCAAACCACGCGCCTTCATCTCTTTCTTGCCTTCCAAAAAGATAGTACCAGAAGAATTAGGCTTCTTAGTTGGGCCAGTTAAGTCAGATTTTAATTGCTTATCTTGCGGAATACTAGCAGATTTTAACCAGTTTCTCATTTCATTCCACATTTCAGCCCGTTTATTACCAAACGCAATGGAATGTTTAGCCTTGTTACCAAAGTTAACGCCGCGAACTTTATACCGCTGCTCAGTAAGTCGGTCAAGGATTCCATAACCCAAGCCGCCTTCGTCAATCACCGTTAAGGCAGGTTTAAATTCCTCAATTGCATCAATGACCCTGCCGACAATAGCCATCGTGTCTTCGCCTTGGTAGCGCAGAATCTTGACAATGTCCCTTCCCTGTCTTACAGCAATGACGGTTGAATCCGCACCACCTCGAGCAGGATCAACGCCAAGAATGATAGGCGCGGTAATGTCTTTCCACTTGGGACGCTTCATAGCTTCGTCAACCAAAGAAGCCCCGATAAACTGGTCGTCGCCAGCAGAAGGGAATTCTCCATAAACTTCAATCTTTGCCTGGCTTGAATCTTCCCCGTACTCAGCAATGATTTGTTGATAAACTGCTTTGTCGGTATCTTCTACCGTCCGAGCGTCAACCGTCCTAGACTTCCAAAAATCCCGTTTGGCATGGAAAGTTTCAAAGAAGTAACCAGAGTTTCGCCGTGGATTAGAGAAGGCAAACCAGTAACGGTCAGGCGTATTCTCAGTAAAGAATCCAGCACCAACATCCCAAATCGGATCAGGAATACCGCTAGACTCATCAAAGATCAACATCATCCCGTCTTGGTTGTGGACACCGGCATAAGAATCAGGGTTTTCTTCCGACCACAGCTTTCCTTCGCAAGCCCAGTACCGTGTACCCTTTTTAAGGTCTTTTTCAACCAAGTCGGTCAACCACTTAGCCGGAACCAGCTTTGTCGCGCTAATCTCCCACCAATGACTATTTATCAGCATTGCAGCCCACTTAGTCAATTCAGCCCAAGTAACTGAACGCAACTGATTCTCACTATTCGCACTCACGACCACAGAGCCACCAATCCGAGTAGTCAACATCCAAAGAACCAGCCAACTAACAAGCGCAGACTTGCCAATGCCTCGACCGCTGGATACTGACTCCCGAATGGTGTCAAAGTTAACTTTTCCCTTTTGAGACTTAATGTGGTCAGTTATATCCTGTAAAACTTCCCTTTGCCACTTACGAGGGCCAGAGAACTTTGCCAACGGAGTGTTCTTCTTACCCCAAGGGAAAGCGTAAAGAACAAACGCCTCAAGGTCATCGGCAATCTCTGGAGACCAGAGTTCCACCATCAGCTTCTGTTCTTCTTCGCTTTTGTAAATTGGTGTTTGCATATAAAAAAATAAAAAATTGTGCGCGGGGGTACCGTAACTGTGGCCCTTTCGCTACGGCCCTACCCCCCCCCACGTCCCGACCAACCGGCAGGCCATCGGGTTATCCACAGGATATTTACAAGTTATCCACAGGTTATTAACAGAAAATCCACAAGTTATCCACAAATCGGAGGACTTAACATAACACCCGTTGTCTAAAGCAGAGCATCTGCATCCACAGTTATCCACAGGTCACTTAGGTGTTACGTCCGTGATGTTATCGAGCGTCAATGTCTTCACCCTGGTCTTGGCTTCTTCCAATGCGTCCAGTACGCTGATGCGCTCATCTCGCACCGTCATATCAATCCGGTCACCATAGGTTCGAGGCTTCAGCTTGCTGGCTATCCACTTACGGGCATCGACCTGCATACGCTTCTGTTGCACCCAAGCAGAGGCCATAGCGCCTTCTAAACCCTCTGGCATCACCTCGTCTGATAGCTGGAGTATCTCGTCAGCCAAGCGGTCTGCGCGGTCTTGTACGGCCTTGTCGTAAGCAGCGCGTAGCTGGTCATCAGAGGCAAGCATTGACTGGAAGCTAGTCCAGGTCGGCATTCCCTGGTCTCTCAATACTGTTGATACGCTCTTGCCAGAAGAAACCTTATCAACTATCTGCTGCCAGATTGGATCACCCATGGGCCACTTCGCAGGCCTACCCATGATTGCACCCTTTTTTGTAGTCTTTTCAGCCAAAGTCTTCATCATTACCTCATGTGCGTGCGCGTAATTTGCAAGAATGTCAACGAAATGCGCCCAGAATGACTATTCATCTCAATCTTCCATTTCCTGTTTTCCCATCCCTACATTTCCACTTCCCACATTCCCATCTTCTTCAACGCTCCTACTGTCTTGATATGTGCTCTCACCCACATCTTCTCTCTTTCCATCCTACTTAGCGTTGATCCTTGGTCTAGTTCCATGTGGCAGTTATGGCATAGGCTGGCTATCTTGGTGTCGTCTGACTTTATTCCTCTGCCCTTACCGTGTCTTGCCATGTTGGAATGTGCAGCTACTACTGTTCCGTCCTCTATCCCGCAATGTTGACATGGGATGTGTCTGGCGGCTTCTAATAGCTTCTTGTTGCGGATGTATACGTGTTTAGGGAACATCATCGCATTACCCTGTCTGTTCTTCCGTTGGCGTACATATTAGCTTTTTCAGCTTCTATCCTTGCCTGAGCAGCGACCATTAACCATTTGTTGCGTTCTCTTTGCTCTACCGCTTGTTGCAAGGCTAACAGATGCTGGACATACTTGGGGTCTGCGTAGGCTTCTCTTTCCTGCGCTGCCGTTGTTCTATGGCCTTGTAACTCAAACTCTTTCATTAGCTGCGCTTTAACAGTTTTCCTGAGTTCAGTCATGTAAACCAGCTGGGCTTCCGAAACCGCATAGTCTCCTGCGTGGTCTCTGAGGTAGTCTACCGCTTTGTCGAGATTGCTCATTTTACCACTCCTAACATTCTAATTGCAGCTTCAGGGCCGTCAACCCTCGCTAATGTGCCACCTTCCCATTTTGCAAAGAAAGCCTCTTGTAGTGCCGTTAGACGCTTTTTCGGGCCATCTTTGATTTCCACCAAGAATGTGTGCCCCTTGTGTCCAACCAACAGGTCAACCGGCAGTCCGATAATCCAGACGTAAGCGCCAGCAGCCCTTAACGCGCTGATTACCTGGTCTTGGTTTGCGTCTACCCTTGCTGCTCTACGCATAGTTCAGTCTCCGTTATTTCTCTCATGTATCCCCTGCAGCGTGAGTCAAAGCCTTTGCCGAAGTGTTTTCCCGCTTTGCTTATTTGCTTTGTCAACCAGACATTAGCCGCCGGCCTACCCAAAAGCGCCAATGTTGCAAAGTAAGACGGAACCAACACTCTAGCTTCTGCTTTTTCTAACTGAACCCTGTCACCCATAGGTTTTAGGTGATTCGCCAGGATTACCCGTAAATTGCCCTGAGTCTCGATGTAACCACAATCCTATCGCCGGTTCGCCATCACCGCTGCCTTCGTAATGCCTTTGCTTACGGCAAAACAGAATTGAATCAGGTTCGCTTTGCTTGTTACCAAACTGCCCATTGTTGCGCTTGTCGTCCTCTTTTGGCTTGTTTCGCCAGACCATAAACAGGTTGTCCACCTGGTCGGTAATGCTCCCACTTCCCTTGGTGTCGTGTTTATCAGGTATTTGCGCTTCGTTTTGCGGCTTTTTTAGGTGGTGAATCAGGTGGACGTGAATTTGCAAGTCTTTGGCAATAGCAAACAGTTCGCCTACCAAACGCTTCTGACCGTTCATATCGTCTTCGTCGCCCACCACCTTCATTAAGCTATCAATGAAAACGTGCTTTATACCCAATTCTTTCGCGCAATATCTGCTCATTCCAATTACCGTTTGAGGGGTTGTTACGCCCATTTGGTCGTAAATCCATAGCTTCCCATCACTCCAAGCGCCAAAGCCGTCAAACATGGCATCCAGGGCTTCAAAACCTTCATTATTCTGGTACTCAGGTGTGAAAGGGTTAGTTCCAATAAACATTCTGCTCATCAATCGAATTGTTTCGACAGGTTTCATCTCAAAACTTGCCATGCATACCCGTTCCCCTTGGCTCATCAGGTGCATTGCAATCTGTGCGGTGACTTGAGACTTACCGTGTCCGTTCTGTCCAGCCCATACCGACATTTCACCAGGTCTGAAGTAAAACGATTCCTGCGACTTCACCCAAGGCATAAACAACTTGCGCTCCGAAGCTATCAGGCGCATTCGTTCCTTGATTGTTGGCAGGTAGTCTGCTGCCGGTTTAACCTTTTGCTTATTGTCGGTTTCCTTCAAATATTGAGAGAAAT